GTGTGGACTGACGAGGCTAGGTTCAAGGTCATAGCAGCAGGTAGACGTACAGGAAAGAGTAGGCTGGCAGCGTGGAGACTTATAGTTTCTGCACTCGAAGCCAAGAAGGGACACGTGTGGTATGTAGCCCCTACGCAGCAACAGGCTAGGGACATTATGTGGCAACAGTTGCTGGAGTTAGCACATCCAGTTATAACTAATAGTCATGTAAACAACATGCAGATCACACTGGTTAATGGATCTGTCATATCACTCAAAGGTGCTGACAGACCTGAAACAATGCGAGGTGTAGCTTTAAAGTTTGTTGTACTAGATGAGTATGCAGATATTAAGCCTACAGTGTTTGAGCAGATTCTCAGACCTGCACTAGCTGACTTAAAAGGTCAGGCTGTGTTTATAGGTACACCGAAGGGGCGCAATCACTTCTATGATATCTATAAGCTAGGTCAGAGTAGTAGACCAGAGGCAAAGGATTGGAAGAGTTGGCACTTTACTTCTTTTGATAATCCGTTGTTAGACAAGGAAGAGATTGAAGTAGCTAAGAACACCATGTCTACATTTGCGTTTAGGCAGGAGTTCATGGCTAGTTTTGAAGCACCACAGTCAGATATCTTTAAAGAAGATTGGGTATTAATAAAAGATAAGGACGAGGAACCAGAGCATGGAACTTACTATATGGGGGTTGACCTTGCAGGTTTTGAAAACGTATCTGCTCAGGCAAGTAATAAAAAGAAGTATTTAGACCAGACATCAATAGCCATTGTCAAGGTAGGTGATGACAATAAATGGTGGGTTGATAAGGTTGACGCAGGAAGGTGGGATATAAAAGAGGTATGCGAGAGAATCCTAAAGCATGTCCAATTATACGACATACAAGTAATTGGAATAGAAAAAGGTTCTTTGATGCGAGCGTTGCTTCCGTATCTAACAGAGATGATGTTAAAAAGAAATGTGTATCCGAGGATAGAAGAGATACGATTAGGCAACAAGAGTAAAGTAGATAGAGTTGTTGGTGCATTACAAGGTAGGTTTGAACACAAGCAGATAGAGTTATGTGATGGTGATTGGACACCAGCATTTAAAGATGAACTGCTTAACTTTCCTACCACTGGTGTACACGATGACATGGTTGATTCACTAAGTTTGATAGCACATATAGCTAACGCAGCAGTGTACTTTGATGACTACGAAGATGATTACGAACCCTTAGACATTATATCAGGATATTAATATGGCTGAACTATACAACGAAGAATTACAATCAGTAGAAGAGTACGAAGTCACTGAGAGTGATAAGGAACTAGTATCATTCGTAGTTGACCACTGTGATAAGTGGAGAGACTGGAGAGATACTAACTATGAAACTAAATGGGATGAATATGAAAGGATTTATTATGGTATCTGGGCTTCTGAAGACCGTACTAGGGATAGTGAGCGTAGCAAAATCATTAGTCCTGCAACTCGTCAAGCTGTTGATAACAGGGTTGCAGAAACTATGGAAGGCTTTGCAGGATCTGGTAAACTCTTTGAAATAGTAGATGATTTAAAAGATGGAGACAAAACAGATGTAGAAATTATGCAAGCTCTTCTTATAGAAGATACGCATAATAATGCATATATTAATAATATTAGTTCTATTGTTAAACTAGCAGAGATATACGGTACTGGTGTAGGTGAGGTTCTTGTTAAAACTGAACTAGAGAAAATACCTACAACACAACAAATGCCTGGAGAAAACATGGCTGCTGTTGGTGTTACTGAACAAGAAAAAGTTACAGTTAAAGTCAAACCAGTACATCCACGTAACTTGCTTATTGATCCTAATGCTGATGCTATTGATGAATCACTAGGTGTAGCAGTAGAAGAGTATGTAAGTCTTTATCAAGTAGTTAGAGGTATTGAGTCTGGTGTATATCGTAAGTGTGATATTGAACCGCACTATGAAGGTGATGATTTAGATGTAGATAAAACAGAATCATCTTCTTATCAAGACGATAAAGTAAAGGTTATGCGCTACTATGGTCTTGTACCTAGAGAGTATTTAGAAGAACTAGAAAATAAAGAAGATGAAGTTGTAGACTTGTTCCCTGAAGATTCTGCTGCAGATAGACTATCTGATTTAGTAGAAGCTATTATTGTTATTGCTAATGATGTACACCTACTAAAAGCAGAACGTAGTCCGTACATGATGGAAGATAGACCTATCATTGCATACCGCCCTGAGGTTCGTCCAGGACGCTTTTACGGGGTTGGAACAGTAGAGAAGGCATACAATATGCAGAAGGCTATTGATGCCCAGCTACGGTCTCACATGGACTCTCTGGCACTAACTACTGCACCTATGATGGGTATTGATGCTACAAGATTACCAAGAGGTATGAAGTTTGAAGTCAGACCTGGTAAAAACATCCTGACTAATGGAAATCCTGCTGAGATCCTGCAACCGTTCAAGTTTGGGTCAACTGATGCCTCAAACTATGAAACAGCAAAAGGATTTGAGGCGATGCTGCTACAAGCTACAGGCACACTAGACTCGTCAGAGTTGGTCAAGAGTGCAGCATCTACTGCAGGACAGAACAACGGTATGGGTATGTCATTAGCCATGTCAGCCATTGTTAAAAAGAATAAGGTAGCAATGGCATCGTTTCAGGATGACTTCATTATCCCGATGGTGAAGAAGGTTGCGTATCGGTATATGCAGTTTGATCCTGATCGTTATCCAATGCGTGACTTTAAATTTACAACAATGTCAAGTATTGGTGCTATTGCAAGAGAGTACGAGCAACAACAGTTGATTGGTTTAATGCAGACGCTTGGACCACAATCACCTATTGTACCTATACTACTAAGAAGTATTGTAAGTACATCAGGATTGTTAAACAAAGAAGAGTTAATGGTTCAACTAGATCAGATGTCACAACCTGATCCTCAAGCACAAGAAATGCAGAATCAACAAGCTCAACTACAGATGGCTCTTGTACAAGCTCAAGCTAACGAGCTTAATGCTAGAGCGCAGGAGTCTGCTGCTGACGCACAGGAGGCACAGGCTAGAGCGCAGAAGCTAATGGTAGAAGCATCGTTGCTTGATGATAAAGTTAAAGCTGATTTAATTAGAAGCCTAACTGCTAACATCACTACTAAAGATAAGAATGAATTTGACAAGCGAGTTAAAACTGCTGAGATGATTCTTAAAGAACGTGAGATAGATTCTAATGAAAAAATTGTACAACAACAGATGCAACTAAAACAAAATAATGCTTGACAAACAAGTTATTTTGTGGTATAATGCATCTAATTGTAAATGATAATCATTCTCATTTATGCATTACAGTAACTTAATAGAGGACTCCGTATTGGATAAAGACCTTCAAGAGTATTACGAAGCAAGATTTGACATGATGGCTACTAAGGGATGGATAGACTTACTAGCTGATATTGAAAAAATAATAGAAGAAAGAAACAACTTACTAGCAACTAAGAGCATAGAGGAGTTGAACTTTCGTAAGGGACAGTTAGATGTCCTACATTGGATAAGAACTCTCAAACAACTTTCTGAAGAAGCCTGGGAGCAATTAGAAAATGAGCAAAAGAATATTTGAGTTTAGATGTGGTGAAGGTCACACCACAGAAAAGTATATTGACGAGGAGGTAACCACCATTGAGTGTCCTACTTGTCAGTGTGTGTCACTTCGTATTATATCTAAACCACGTATTGCATTAGAAGGAGTGTCGGGAGACTTTCCAACTGCTGCTGATGCGTGGGCTAGAAAGCACGAGGAGGCAACAAGAATCGCCAACAAGCGCAGAGAGGGTTAGCGTCTGGTGATATTTTTTAATTCCTAGAATCACAAACGTGACAGGAGATTATATGGCTACATTTGAAGAACCGTTTGAAGAAGATATTGAGTTTGATAATATTGAAGAACAAGAACAGGAAACGGAAGCTCAAGAACAGGTAGAACAACCTGAACAAGAGACCAACCCAGAACCTGAGATTCCAGAAAAGTATCGTAATAAATCTCTTGAAGAGATTATTAAGATGCACCAAGAATCTGAAAAGTTAATCGGTAGACAAGCTCAAGAGGTAGGCGAAGCAAGAAAGCTAGCAGACCAACTTATTCAACGAGAACTCTCTCAACCAAAAGCTGTACAAAACCCTAAAGAAGAAGTTGATCCTATAGAAAAGTATTACGAAGATCCTATAGGAGCAATGAATGAAACAGTAGATAACCATCCTGCTATTCAACAAGCAAAGCAACAGGCTTTTGAATATAAACAACAGCAGGTAACACAACGATTAAAATCTGAGTTTTCAAACTTTGATGAAATTACACAAGATGAAAGATTTTTTGAATGGGTTAAACAATCTCCTGTAAGAACTAGACTTTTTACAGAAGCTCATTCACAGTATGATTATGATTCTGCAAAAGAGTTACTCTCTATGTGGAACACAATTAATCCTGCGAAACAACCTGTTCAAGATACTGCTCTTGTTAATGAAGCAAAGAAAGAAACAACAAAGAATTTAAAAGCTGCGTCGGTTGATACTGGTTCTCCTGCTCCAAGTTCGCGTAAGACTTATCGTAGGTCAGACATAATTAATTTACGTTTACGTGATCCAGATCGTTACTATGCTATGCAGGATGAAATTATGGCTGCATATGCAGAGGGACGTGTCAAATAGAAAGGAAATAAAAAATGGCACTAGGTACTAACCATGTGACCAAGACTACTGCGGATAAATTTATCCCAGAGATTTGGTCCGACGAAATCATCGCAGCATATAAGGCTAATCTTGTTGCTGCAAACTTGTTCTCTAAAATGTCTTTCAAAGGTAAGAAAGGCGATACGCTTCATATTCCGAAGCCGACTCGTGGTTCTGCATCTGCAAAGGCAGCTTCTTCTCAGGTAACGCTTATTGCTGCAACTGAGTCAGAGCAGCAGGTTCTTATCAACAAGCACTACGAGTATTCACGTTTGATCGAAGATATCGTAGAGACACAAGCCCTAGCTTCTTTGCGTAAGTTCTACACGGACGACGCAGGTTATGCGCTTGCTACTCAGGTTGATACTGACTTGATTCAGCTTGGCCGAGCAGTTGGTACAGGTACTGCCTACTCTACTGCTGCAGCATCAACTAACGCATTTATCGGTTCTACTGGTGCTACGGTTTACAACTCTTCAACTTCTAATGCTGCTGCATTGGGTGATGCTGGTATCCGTAGATCAATCCAGAGACTTGATGACAATGACGTTCCTATGTCAGATCGTTTCTTGATTGTTCCTCCAACAACTCGTAACACATTGATGGGTCTTGCACGGTTCACTGAGCAAGCCTTCACTGGTGAGGTTGCAGGTGGAAACACAATCCGTAATGGTCAGATCGGTGACGTATACGGTGTTAAGGTCTATGTTACAACTAATGCTGATACTGCTGCAGGTAACTCTGCAACTGACCGTATCTGTCTACTTGCTCATAAAGACGCTTTCGTTCTTGCTGAGCAAATGGGTGTACGTTCACAGACCCAGTACAAGCAAGAGTACCTCGGTACGCTATTCACATCAGATATGCTTTACGGTGTAGCTGAGCTTCGTGATAGCAGTGCTGTTGCTCTAGCTGTTCCAGCTTAATTCTAAGTTGGTTAATAACTCCCCAGGCTCACAAGGCTTGGGGAGCTTTTAATAAGGAAACACTATGTGGTCTAAACCTGAATACACAGAGTTACGATTTGGTTTTGAAGTAACAATGTATATCGCTAATAAGTAAGGAAGTAACATGGCTATATGGAGAGGTGCAGGGGGATCAGGTGATGCTACTACAGACGCAGCTAACGAGGCTTCTGTAGCGTCTACTAAGGCTGCTGAAGCTGAAGCATCTGCAACTGCTGCTGCCTCTTCTGCCACTTCTGCTGCAACGTCAGCAACATCTGCAAGTAGTTCTGCTAGTTCTGCTTCTACTGATGCTAGTGCTGCTGCTGCATCT